CTCCTTCGGGCTGCCGCTCATGGCGTTGAAGCCTTTGGTCGATTTCTTGTGCCAGCTCGCGCCGGCGTCGCCATAGCCCTTATTCACAAGGCGAGGGGGGCGGCCACTCAGATCACGAGGCTGCTGTCCACCTTGGGGGCGGCTTCTCTTTTTCTTTTTGCTGATGGTGCTCACCTCCTTTCAGAGAGATGACAGGGCTGCCGAGAGTAAAGGAGCGAAAACTCCCGGTAGCTCTGCCTATGAAAAAAGCCCCGAAGGGCTTCTTTCCGTGTTTACCAGTCCCGAGGGACGACGCCGATCGCCTTGCGGGGCCGCTGTCCATTCAGTGCTCCCTCGAGTGCTGCGATCTCGTCCTCGAGCTCTTTGATGGCGGCCCGGATCGTGCTGAGGTCTGTGTTGTACCGTGCCAGATTGCGGGATCCGATGCCGTAGCTCTGGACGCCTCCGTCCAGCATCTCGGCCTCCCGCTTGATATAGAGTGCGAGGCGCTCCCGCTTTGCGGTGAGCTCGATCTCGATGGTCTTGCGTGTTTTCATGCTGTGTCCTCCTTACCAGTCGTCGAAGGCGCTGGACGCCTTGCTGCGTTTTGTGCGCTGTCTTGGCTGCGGCCGCTGCGGCTCTGGCTCTGCGAGCCCTTTCAGCCGGCGCTCGACCGCGTCCATGTCGGGGTTGATGATCTTCAGGCCGGCCATCGCGTAGTCGCGGCAGTCGAGGGGCTCGTTGCGAGCGTGCCCCGGCAGCTTGACCCACGCCCACTGGTCGCCGCGCTTGGTGCGCGTGAGCTCCAGCTTCTCGGAGAGCAGACCGTTGAAGAAGTTGAGATCATAGCCGGCGTCCGGGTGCCGGTTGAAATGGCAATAGCGCGGCCCGGGCTCCTGCACTTTGATGTTGCTCATGATGGCAGCCTTGCCGGCGTCGACGCCGATGGTGTAGAGCCAGCAGGTGATCTTCTTATTGTCGCGGATCGCGACCCTTGTGGGCGGGCTGACGTATGGGATCCCGTCGCCGCCCTTGCCCTTGATAGCAAACACTCGCTTGCCTTGGCGGGCTCGGCAGGCTTCATAGACCTCTTGCGTGAAGTGGCCGCCGGAGTCGACGCAGGTGATGGAGATCTTCAGCCCGCGGCCGCTCTTGAAGGTGTAAACGTGATCGACGACGTCGTCGAGCCGTTGCCAGACCTCCGGGGTGTCTGGTCGGCCCATGATGACGCCCTTGACTATGCCCCACGTCTCACCATAGTGGCCGTGACCGACTACCTCGTACTCGAGGCGGTTGTCCTGCGTGTCGACGCCGCAGGTGAGCACCAGCACGCCATCGGGCAGCTCCACAGGGGCGCCATCTTGGCGTGTGCCGTAGTCCTCGCGTCGGGCGAGCATGGTGTCCTCGTCGGCGAGGTCGCCGCGATCCTCCCACAGCTTGCCGAGCAGCGTGTTGTAGACTACCTTGAGGCGCTGCGGGTCATCCTTGGCCTCGAGGAACTTGAGGACGATCTTGCTCCACGGCGTCCACGGGCTCGAGAAGGCGTTGAGCCAGAAGGATCTCACGCCTTTGGCGTAGGCGTCAGGGTTGTCCGCGATCCACTCGGCAGGCTGCCGGCGCATTGTCTCCTCAGAGATCACGCAGCCGCAGCCCGGGCAGATCCACGAGACTTCGCCCTTGAGCTTCCACGACTTTTTCCCGCGGATCCTCGTCACCTCCGGCTCGAAGCGGATGTTGTCGAAGTCGATCTCGTGATACTCGCCGCACTCAGGGCAGAGATGGCACCAGCGCTCTTGGGTGCCGGAGTAGAAGCTGGTCTCGATGTTGCTGTTACCTTTGATGGTCGGGGTGGAGACCTCGACCGCTTTGGCGTTGTAGTAGGTAGCCTGTCTGGCCTCGGCCAGCGCCCACGGGTCGCCCTCGGTACCGGCGCTCGTGGCCCATCGGTCACGCTCGTCGCCTATGATGTAGCGGGCCGGTGTAGATGCAAGCGCGGAGGCGCTGTTGGAGCCCGTCAGGGTCAGCATACCGCCGGGGAAGGATTTCTGGAGGATCGTGTTGCCGCTGTCCTTCGCCTTTACGTCGTGGACTTTAGCCTTCAGGCGTTTGCTGTCGCGGATCATCGGAGCGACGCGCAGGCGGCTGAACTTTCTGGCGTCCTCGATGGTCGGGTGGACGTAGAGGATGCTGCCCGGGTCTTGGTCGATGATGTAGCCGATGATGTTGAGCTCGAGCTCAGACTTGCCGACCTGCGATGCTGCGACCATGACGATCTTGCGCACCTTCGGATCCGTGAAGGCTTTCATCGGCTCCTCGAGGTATGGGGTGCGCTTGGTACGCCACGGGCCAGCCTCGGCCGAGCTTTCAGGCGAGAGGCGGCGGTGTCTGTCGGCCCACTCGTCCACGGTCAGGCTCTCGGGCGGCCTGAAGTTTTTCAGGGCTCCCGAGATCGCTGCATTGATCTTGGCGGCGGCTGTCTTAGTCGTCCTCGCCATCGGAGATCTCGCTCCAGCCTTCCCGATCCCTTACCCGCCGCGCATATTCTTCGGGATCGTATTTATAGGCAGCCAGCTCCTCGAGGACTTTGTAGACCTCGGCGCGGATGACCTCGGACGCTTCTGCTGGAGTCTTGACGGCCACTACGTCGACGGCCAGACGGCCCGGCAGGGCCATCAGCATCGAGCGGATCGTGTAGACGAGGTCGGTCATGACCGCCTCGACGTCCTCGCTGCGGTGCATTTTCCCCTCGAGCTCCTTGAGCTGGAGGGCTGCCATGTCAGCTTTGCTTCGCTTCAGATCTGCCTCGGCCTCCAGCTTGCGGCCTTCGGTCTCGGCGTCCTTCTTTGTGGGCTCCCGGCCGTTGGCCTTCTCGGTCAGGTATCTGATGTACTTCTGGATCGTCGCGAGCAGGTCGTAGCGGTTGGCGTTGCCCTGCTTCGTGGCACTGATGATGCCCTCCTGCGTGAGCTGCTGCACTCGGCGGGTAGTGACGCCGAACAGGGCTGCGATGGTCTTGCTGTCGACGAGCTTGGCGCCGGGGGTGCTGTTGTTGTTCGGCATGGCCTCCCTCCTTTCTGAAGTGCTGCCGGTGGCCGTTGGCGAAACGAAACGGCCCGAAAATTTTTCTCTGAGTCTGTGCGTTTTTTGGGCTCGCCAGCACCGCAGGCGTTAGGGGTGCGCCACAGTACCTTCGGCGGCGCAGTGGCCCCGTGGAGCGGCTGTCGTCGCGTCTGCGGCGCGTTTTCTGCCCGGCTGGTGTTGGCGCTCGGGTGGACGGCCCGGGCCGTCTGAGGGGTGTCCTCGTGGCTCTGGCGCGGTCACTTGCCGAGGGCTCGACTGAGGTGATGGTCGAGGCGCTTGGACGTCTCCTCTGTGAGCTTGGTCATGATGGCCTCGTGGGTGCGCTCACTCGTCACCATCTGAGGGACTGAGATGGTGGTGAACTTCTCGATGTTGGTGCGGGTGGGGCTCATTCGCTGGAATGGGATCCAGTTGGTGCCGTCCGCTTTGGCGTTGCCGGTGCCCATCAGAATATTGTGAGAGCGCTGCGAGAAGGGGCCGCCCGGGGTGCGGGTGTTCTTATAGCGGCCGATGACCTGCTTCTTTCCCTTGATGACCTGCATCTTCAGCGTGTAGCTCTTGCCCTTGGGTGGAGCCTTTGGCGTCATGCCGAAGTGGACAGGAGTAAGCAGCCTGCCCTCATAGGTGAAAGCCAGCTCCTCGAAGGTCTCGCCGGTGATCCTCAAAGTGCCGGCCATCTTCTTCGGCTTGGCTCCCTTGCCGCTGGAGGGGGTGATCTCGCCCTTCTTAATGTTGTAGACCTGCACGACCTCGCTGGCGATCCAGCCCGGGGCTCTGGCCTTGACGTCCTTCAGGGTGTTGCTGATGGCCTTCTTCCCGCTATCCTCGATGGCCTTGATGTCCGTGAGGAGCTGCTGGAAGTTTTCGACCTGCGTGGTGATGGTGCTGCGGGGCACGATCTCGCCTCCTTTCTCTGGATATGGAAAAGCCGCCAGAGGGCCGGGCCTTTGGCGGTCTTGGTTTACTGGTGCAGGCGGGGAGACTTGAACTCCCACGACGTCGGGGTCACGAGCTTCTGAGGCTCGCGTGTCTGCCTATTCCACCACGCCTGCGCATAAGAAAAGCCGCCGGGCTTGATGTAGCTCGACGGCTTGGGTCTGTCTCTGGTTTTAATGTGGCCGCCTTTCGGTCGTCTCCCCTGCGCAGGGCCTCCGTCCGGCGGTCTTTTGCATTGTATAGGATAACACGGGCTCTGGGTGCCTTTCAATGCCTTTTGCTCCCCTTTACTACCTCCTGACTGCCTTTTACTTCCCCGGGATCCTCTCGCTCCAGTATGTCAGCCAGATCCAGAAGGGCCCGGCCGTGGATCTTATAGGTGCGGCGCAGGTAGGACTCGGAACGGGTCAGGTAGTCGGGCTCGGTTCCGAACAGAGCGAAGGCGACGTCGTTCCAGTCTGCCCGGTCGAAGTAGCGCAGCCGGATGACGGCACGCTTGTCGGGGTCGTCGATCTGGCGCAGCATGGCCTCGATGGCCCGGTTTTCTTCGCGCTCCTCGGCGTTGAGCTCTTTGATGTGATCCTCGAGCTCGATCTTCTTGGCTGCCTCTACGGCGACGCGGTTGGAGACGCCGCCCTTCGGCCGTGGCATACCTGACAGATCTGGCCCGGGTGGGCTGCCGTAGGTCAGGAGCAGGCGATCGAGGCGCTCGACCTCGTTGTCGATCTCGCGCAGCAGCTTCAGGTACGCGGCGAGCCTGTCTTTGATCCTCTTGGTTTTCGGTTGCTCGTTCATGTTTTCAGGGCGTCACTCCTGCTCACCTCCTTCGTCGTCGGGCTCGAAGATCTCGGCGATGGCTTCCCGTGGGAGCTCCTTGCCTTGACGGACGCAGCGGACGTTGTTATTGCCTGTGATGCGGATGTAGCGCTTCACGATCACATCGGTGAAGGCTGGCGTCAGCTCCATCAGGTACGAGGGCTGCCCGTGTGCCTCGCAGGCGGCCATTGTTGTGCCGGATCCTCCGAAGGGGTCATAGACGCCCGCAGCGAAGTCCGTGTTGTCGACCAGCTTCTCCAGCAGCTCGACGGGTTTCTGTGTTGGGTGCAGCTCATTCCCGGAGCGGGAGACGCTCAGGACGTTGCCGTAGCCTTTGTGGCCGTCGAAGTGCGTGGCGGCTCTGGCTCCGAACAGTATGAGCTCATGCTGCGATCTCCAGCCGACGCCCATGCCCGGCGTGCCCTTGTCCCATACGATCTCGGATTTGACGCCGAAGCCGGCGGCCTCGACCAGATCGAACAGGTACACCCACATTCGCCAGTCGGTGAAGATGTAGGCGTAGAGGCAGGGGATGTCGGTCAGCGCTCCGCGGATCAGGTTTTGGTAGCCGCGGGTGCTGAGGATGTCGTTGGCGATCTTCGGCGCCTTGCCATCTTTTCGCATGGTGCCGATGCTGCCGGTGGACTTCTGCGACTCCTTGGAGCCGCCTGAACAGTAGGGCGGGTCGGTCAGCAGGATCTCCGGCGTCGCTCCGTCCAGAAGCAGCGCTCGATCCTCCGGCCGTGTGCAGTCGCCGCAGAGGACGCGGTGCCGGCCGAGGATCCAGAGGTCGCCGTACTGAGTGACCGGCGCAGCGGGCAGCGGGATCTCCTCGTCGGGGTCGCCCTTCAGCTCCTTCTCGTGGATGGCCTCAGAGAGCGCGGTCACGATATTTCCGTAGTCCTCCTCAGTGTAGCCGGACAGCATGAACGGGATCTCGCCGGTGTCTATGTCCGCAAATACCTCGGCGAGCATCCTGTTGTCGGTGGTGGCGAGCTCGGCGATGCGGTTGTCGGCCGTCAGATCAGCCAGCTCCTCGGCCTCGCTCGCGTAGTTTTGGTAGTCGACCGGCACCTGCTTCAGACCTTCGAGCTCGGCGGCCATGAGACGGCCGTGGCCCTTGACGATCAGGCCGGAGCGTGTGCTGACAGTGATCGGGCCGCGCCAGCCGGTTGCCCGGATGATGTCGCCGAGGGCTTTGATCTGCTCCGGCGGGTGCTGGTTGGGGTTTTTCGGGTTGGGCTGGAGCTCCTTGACGTCGACGATGGCGTCATGGGCGCAAAACACAGGGACGCCGTCGGCCTGCGCCTTCGGCTCCGCTGTTGTCTGGTACTCGTAGATCTCCGGGCCCTGCGGTGCTTGGTGTTTATCGTTTGCCATTGGCAGAGCCTCCTCTCTTGAAGTTGCCGGCCTGCGGGCAGGTGGCCCAGTGCGGCCGGTACCCTGCGTCGGTTGCGTCGGCCCCGCTGACGATCTCGCAGCTCACTACCTCGCCGCGGTTGGTGACGACCTTGTCCTTGCCTCCGGGCACGATCCTATAATAGACCGGCGCCGGATCGCAGGGCATGGACTTCCCGCCCGGGGTCTTGATCCAGAGGATCGGAGCGCCGCAGCCTCGGCAGGTTGACTTAGTCATGGGGCACCTCCTCGAGACGCCCGGCGAGCCGGTGCAGCTTGGCCTCCTCGACCTCGCTGGTGTCGACGCCGTAGATGACGCAGAGCTGGTCGAGCATGATCCTGACGTCTGCGATCTCCTCGACGACGTTCTCGACCGCGGCGGCCAGCTCGGGGCCGGGCTGCGCTCGTCTGGTCTTGCAGATGGCCTTCGTCAGCTCAGCCATCTCCTCGACGGCCATGTCGGCTTGTGCCCGGGTGCCGTAGGTGGTGATCGCACGCTTCAGGAGCGTGCTGCGTTCCTCAGCGGTCATGGCTGGCCCTCCGTTCTGCCTGCTTGAAGTAGGCGATCCGGCGCTTGAGCTCGACGTTGGACTCTCCGGGCTGGCGCTCGAGGCCGTACTTGGCAGCATCGGCGTCCACGGAGGCCGCAGCGGCGTCGGCTCTCTGGTTTTCCTCCACCTGCTGCGCCGTGACCTTCACGACGGCGACCACGAGGACGATCAGGATGATGACGATGGCGATGGCGGTGGGGATCCAGAGCGGAGCCAGTACCCACAGCCAGCTCCAGTCGATGAAGCCGGTGAGCTTCAGGACGATGAAGGCGACGGCCAGCAGGCTCAGGAAGATCCCGCCGCCGGTCGCACTGGTTTTGTTGTCTTTCATGATTTGCCTCCTTTCAGGGTGCAGGCCGTACAAGCGGCCCGCAGGTCGGGCTCGGCTGCGAGGGCCTGCCGGGCGAGATCGCTCTCCCAGCATTCGCTCCCACAGATCGGGCAGGTGACGAGCTTCCAGTCCTCGCGGCCGGGGTCGGGGATGTTTGCCTTCATAGGCAGCGTGAGGATCCCGCCGTCGCCGATCTGGTGTGGCGTGATGGTGAAGCCTTCAGGCTCGTCGGGGATCATGGCGTCGAGGATCTGGTTGTATTTCTCGAAGATGGCAGCCTCAGCAGCTTCCCACTCGGGGCCGTGGCCGGCTTCCTCGCCGACTGCGACGTGGGCCAGCTCGTGAGACAGGAGCTCGGGCGCTGCGCTGATCGGCGCCTCTGCCGAGATGCAGACGACGGGCGTGCTGCCGTCGTCCGGGAATATTGTCACGCCGTAAGCCGGCCGCTGGTCGTCGTCAGTCAGACCGGGGACGAGCTGCGCATAGTATTCGATGCCGGGGTAGAGCTCGTCGAAGGCGAGCGCCACGATGGCGCATGGGTCATTCATGAAGGGTGAGGCCATCGATCCGATCTTCTCGTAGCCCTTCAGGGCGGTGTAGAGCTGCCGCAGCATGGCCCTGAGCTCGTCCTTGTTGATGGCGTTGAGCGTGGGGCCGTTCAGCATCAGGTCGAGCATCTTGTCACTCCAGTCCTGAATTAGATGTGTCTCCTTTGTGAAGCGGTCGAGAGCGCCGGGCTCTGCGTTGACCTTCTTGCGGGTCAGGGGTTTGTATTCGCTCATGGTGTGCTCCTTTCAGTGAAGCCGAGCGGGCCGCAGCCCGCCCGGCCGGATCCTTACTGCATGACGACGACCTTGCTGGCCTCGATCAGATCGGCGAGGTGCGTGTTGAAGTAGTCGGCGATGTTCTTCTTGGCCTCGAGCTTCCAGATGCCGCCGTCAGCCTCGAAGAAGCCGATCCCCTCCTGCGGATCCACGCGGATCAGGAACTCACTCTCAGGCTGTGCGATCTCAAGGAATGTGCGGAAGGGCTGGAGCTGGACGCGAGGCTTGATGTCGACCAGCATATTGAGGCTGACGCCCTGCTTGGCTTCCACCTGCTGCGTGACTCCGTTGTCCCGGGTTGTGACGCTGTTCTCGTCGGTCATTCTGGAGAGCAGGTCGAGCAGGTACGCGGTGCCCTCGTTGGGGATGAACAGACTGCGCAGCTCGATCAGGGCCACTTCGCGGCCTCTGAAGCCCGTGCGCAGGCCGGGCGCGTCTGCTTTGGCCTTGTAGAGCATATTGCGGGAGAAGTCGCCGAGGTATGTGGTCATGACCTCGACGGCGTTGTGAGCCTTGGCCTGCACCATGACGACGGTGTCGAGTTTGGCGAGTTCGGTGCGGATCAGCTTGCAGATGCCATCCAGACCGCTGACCTCGATGCACTCAGGGCGGTCGACGTGGGGCGGGATCCGTGTGAGCTGAGAGTCGGCATAGGTTTGGCCGCCGATCTCGAAGGTCTTGGTCTCCTTCAGGCTTACGATCTTATCTATCATTTTTGCGAGCATTGTGTTGTCCTCCTTCTATGTGTTAGCTCGATGCGAGCAGTTTCAGGATCTTCGGGTGTTCCTGCTGAGTCCCGTCGATGTTGAGCTGGCCGGGGATCTGCGGCACCATTTCGGCCACGACCATTTCGCCGTTGCCGTCGCTGGTGATGCAGAGGGACGTCGCGACGGGGTTGGTGGCTGCGAGGGTAGACTTGGCCGTCACGGCGACTTGGATCTGGCGGCGCTCGTCGTCGGGTGTCAGCTCGATGGTGAGGGTGATCTTGCGCTTTGCGGTGGCTTTGGTGTTACGGTCGAGGATGTTGTCGATCACGCGGGTCATCTCGTAGTCGACGCGCTCCTCGAAGGCACCCTTTGCCATTTGGAGGATGCTGTTGCGGGTTTCGTTCATGGGTCTACTCCTTTCTGGCCCATACGGCCTCGGTCGCTTCCGATCTGGTGGCCTTCCTG